AAACCCTAGATTCAGTAGCATTTTCTAGTGATGTATCTTGGTTTACCAAGCTAAGGCAAAGTTTTGATGGCCCGTTTGGTCCCTTTGGGTTGCCGTTTTTAAACAAATATAGAAGACTATTTAGTTTTACAACAGATTCAGATTAGGAGTGTCCCGAAAATGTCAAGAAAAAATTATACTATAAAATTCCCATTAGAGATATCAGTAGACGATGTCGGATACAGGTCAGAATATGAATTTGCTGATGTTGTTAAATTTAATATCAAAAGCACCTTGCTAACGTGCCCCGGAGAAAGAATAACAGACCCGGATTTTGGAGTATGTTTGCATAGAGTTATTTTTGAAATGCCTTCTGCAAACCTAGTATCAGTGGTTAGGACTAGAATTAATAATCAATTAAAAACTTATATGCCATATATCAACGTGAGACAGAATCAAATAACAATTTCACCAGACAAACAGACGCTTAATATAAAAATAACTTATACAATTTTAGAATCTCGTGCAATAGATACCTTCGAGACTTCAATAGATTTAAATAAAATTTAGTTTTTGGTTCTATTTATCTTGAATGTTGGAGACCATTACATGCCAAACAAAAAGAATGTCAATATTAAATATACTAGTAGGGATTTTGAATCCATAAAACAAGACCTGATAGATCACGCCAAAAGATACTACCCAGACAATTATAGAGACTTTACAACACCCTCTTTTGGCTCGATGGTATTCGATGCAGTGGCTTATGTCGGAGATGTTTTATCGTACTACGTGGATTACAGTGTCAATGAATCTTTTTTGGATACGTCCATAGAATTCGACAACATAAGGAAACACGCTAGATCTTTGGGGTACAACTTCTATGGGACACCCTCCTCTTATGGGGTAGTCTCCCTATTTGTACTATGTCCGTCAAATGCGGATGGAACAGCCCCAGACACAACATATTTGCCAATAATTAAAAAAGGAACCTCATTTTCCGGCATCGCAGGTGGAAATTACGTTTTAACCGAAGATGTTAACTTCAATGCCGCAAAAAACGAATTTGTAGCAGCTAGGTTTAACGATACTACTGGTGCCACTACCCATTTTG